ATATGAATTTTATTGATAAGTATAAGAATAATAATATAATTATTTTATCAGAGGGTATGCAATTGTCAGATAATGCTTTTAATCTTACAGATAGAAGGAACAAGGGTGGAATTAGTGGTGAAAGAAAAAAGAAAGCAAATGAAGAATGGTTGAATATATTTAAGAAAATAGCATAATTTAAATTTTATATCGTTTACAAACCCTTGATTTATAAGGGTTTGTAAAATCAAAAATCATGATAAAACTACTGTTTCATAGCAAAATGATAATATAATTAAATAAGCAAAATAAACTATAATTAATCTGTCGTTCAATGAGAAAGAATTATATGTTATAATAATAATAGGAAGGGTGAAAAACATAAAAGTAATTAATATTTCAAAAGAAGAAAAATTAGATAAAAAACTATATACAGTAAAAAATGTTCCTATGGAAACTGTAAAAGAAATTTGTAAAAACAAACATTATTTACATAGAGTGCCACATATTGTTGCTAGTTATGGACTATATAAAAACGATTTATTATTAGGAATTATAACCTTCGGTATACCACCAAGTCCTTACTTAATGAAAATATGTGGTGAAAAATATAAAAGTAATGTTTTAGAATTAAATAGATTGTGGTGTTATGATGAATCTCCAAAAAATTCTGAAAGTTATCTAATCTCTCAAGGAATTAAATTATTAAAGAAGGATAAACCAGAGGTAAAAATATTAGTATCATTTGCAGATACGAGACAAAATCATTTAGGATACATATATCAAGCATCAAATTGGTATTTTACAGGATGGTCTATTCCAGGTGGTGGAAGTATAGTTATCAATGGCAAAGAGGTTCAAACAATAAATATGGGACTAGTGATTTAGAAAAATTAAAAGTAATACTTAATACAGAAAATATTCATTATCGTCCAAGAAGTAAAAAATGTAGATATGTATATTTTATTAGTAAAGATAAAAGAGAAAACGCATTATTAAAAACATTGTGTAAATATGAAATACAAAATACATATCCAAAAGAATTTCCGAAAGAAACTGAATATAAGACTCAAAAACAGAAACTACTTGATAAAAATGTAGATAGTTTTTAGATATAGTTTTGATTAGGTTAAGTTAAATTAACAAAATGCTAAAATAAATATAAATACATGTTGCAAAACCAAAATAATAATGTTATAATGTTATTAATAAAATTATTAGGAGGTTTTAATTATGCAAAAATGTGAAGTATGTGGAAAAGAAACAGAAAATTATTGTATTTGTGATAGTTGTAACTCTGCTTATTGTGTTGAACATATAGGTCAATTTAATGAATGTCCTTTATGTGGAAAGGAACATACATTTAAAGAGAATTTTTAAAGTATAATAAAAGGAGTGTTAAATATGAGTTATAAAATTTACATTGGAGATTCTAAATGCACAAAATGTGGTAAGTCTCATAAGAAAATCTTTGAGATTGATGGTAAACCATACGGATCAAGTTGTGCAAAAGATATTATTGGTAAAGAATTAACTGCTCCTGTATGGTTGTATGAATTAGCAGAACAACATGTGCAAAGTAGAATAAAAAGCAACGATATTGAAAATGTCGAAGATTTTGAAGTTAATTTTTGGAATGAATTGCCTGATGACAAAAATACAATATTGGGTAGAAGTTTTAATAATTTATTTGAGAGTTATATTTATCATAAAACAATCAAAATTAAAGGAAAATCAGTAAAAGTTGATTGGCAACATGAAATAGTTGGTTATTTGCATAATAGACATGCAGAAATTACATTTAATACAATCAAATAGTTTAAAATATGTTAAATTTGGTTTATCACGTTTTTTATCGATCAAATATTCAATTTAACTCACTTATACTTCCATTTGCTATGTAGTATAAATGTCATAATAAAATAACGGTTTTGTCACAATATAGGTAAAATTACGCAATATCGTAATGTATCTGATTTTACCCATAATAATGTCAGCAAACCCTTATAATACAAGGGTTAGAGAGCATTTTTATACTTAAAATAAAAGTATAAAATAAATATTGTGACAAAAGAAAGATTTTGTTCAAACTTTAAAGGAAAAAGGAGGAAATTATGAACAAAGAATACATAAAGTTTTTAAATTTTAGAACAGAATTAATTGAATTATTAGATAAGTATAGATACCAAATATCAGGTACAAATCTTGATGATGGCTCAATGAATATAGAAAATAAAAATGGTATTGCTTATATATTAAGAGATTCTTATTCAGATTACGAAGCATTGGATTTTGACTGGAATATATTATCTACAGATTATATATTAAATATGTTCCCAGAAGATAATAATTCGCCTATTAAAAATAACAATATTGGTATATTTACTAATAATTATGATAAAGTTTCTATGTTATTTGATGATCTATATAATCAAAATAAAGAAAATGTAAAGAGATTCAGAAAGAGCAAAGAAGAAATAAATTTATTATTAGAAGATGATAGATATTTTGTTTGGATTAAACCGATAGATAATTCAAGAGGTCATAGATGTTCAAAAGTTGTTTATATTGATAGGAATTTAACATTAAATGAGTTACAATATAATGTTATGCCTATTTGTTGTTATTGTAAAAGAGAAGATGTAAAGGTGTTTTAAATAAATATAAATAAAAATAAGGAGGAAAATAGTATGGTAATGAAACCTGAAGAATTTGATAGTTTATATTTATCATTTTTAAATGGTAATGAATTAACTAGAGAGGAAGTTAAAAATTTGTTTGATACTTTTGGAGAATTAATAAATGAGTATAAACGATTATTGGAAGAATTTAATAAAACCGTAGGAGGGTAATATGAAAAGAATTGATGTAATGACTGATATTGAAACATTAGGTAAAGATTCTGATTCTACAATATTTCAAATATCTGCAATAGCTTTTAATATTGAAAGTGGAGAATACATAGATAAATTTAATATGATTGCTGATATTGAAAAGAATAAAATAATAAATGTATCAGGTAGCACAATAAAATGGTGGTTAAATACCGATAAAGAATTATTAACAAAACTACTTAATAATGGAGAATATTCAAGTGAAGAAATACTTAAACAATTTCATATATGGTTAAATTCATTAAGTGAAGATATGAAGAATGTTTATTTATGGGGTAATGGTATTCTATTTGATAATAAGATGTTACAATGTCAAATGAAAAATATCAATTTAGATTATCCTATATTTTATAGGAATGATAGAGATATGAGAACATTAGTAGAATTAGCAAGTCATAAGGTAGGGATTCAAACAGAAAAGGAATTTAGAGATAAATATAAAAATCCAGATTTAATTGCTCATGATGCTTTTGATGATGTCAAGGGACAAATTGATATTGTTATTAAATGCCATAATATATTGATGAAAGGATAATATAATTATGAACAATTATAAACTTATGGAAGAATATATTCAATGGAGAAAAGATACTGGTAAATTTAGACATGAATTAAGAGATATAATTGTAAATGATAATGGTGTAATTAAAACAGAGAAGAAGATGGCATGTGTTATAAATACTTCACCTGAAGATTGGAAAGAGTTTTGTGAAGATAGAGATATAGAATATGAAGGTGAAATGAAATTGTTGGCAATGTGTTAGTATGTAGAAAATCTTGACAAATTATCAATAGTAATTACTATATGTAGTATTAAAAATATATAAAAATACTACATATAGTAATAATATCATGATCAAATTCCTCTTTTATATTAACTTGAAAGGAGAATTATGAAAAAATTATTAATCATTTCTTTACTAACTACTTTTTTATTAACTGGGTGTGGTATGTCTAATAGTAATAATACAAAACAAATGGCATATTTTAAAGATACAGGTGTTGTTATAAAAGATTCAATGGATAGAGAATACCATATAATTAAAGACCCAAATGATTATTTGTATTTTCGTACTGATGTAGTATATTATAGTATTTCGCCTGTATTAGATAAAGATGGTAAATATACAAAAGATATAAATACAATTAAAGAGATGTACAGAATAGAAAAATAAAAAGGAGAAAAAATACATATGATAACTCAATTACCATGTGGCTGTTCAACTATACCTATCAATAAATTTGCTAAAGTTAAAGAAATATTATTAGCAGGAAAAGCAATTATAACTGATAATCCAAATTATGAAGAATCAGAAATAGTTATGTTCCAATTAAAAGATGGAAATGTATTTTCAGTAGTTATGTTTTCAGATGATACTCAAGGAACTGTTAATTTTGATATGAAAAAAGCATTAAATGTTTGTAAAGAATTATGGGATGATGGTTATGATTTTTGCTATGGAGAGCATATGAATTTTGTTATTGGTGAAGAAAGTAAAGATAAGAAAGATGAAAATAATAGTTGACAGAATGATAAAATAATAGTTGACAGATTGTAAATAAAAATGTATAATATGATTAAATTAAAAAAGGAGGTTATAATTTGCAAGAAATATTAAGTATTGTTAATCAATTAGCAAGTACATCTAGTCGTTTAGAAAAAGAATCTATTTTAAAGAGAAATCAAGATAATCAATTATTCAAAGACATTCTTACATTCGTTTATAATACTTTAGAAGTAAAAACAGGTATTAAACGTAAAAAACTTGAGAAGAAAGTAAAATCTAAACCAACAGTAACTATGAATAATTTTTATGATTTAAGAGATTATTTATCTAATCATAATACTGGTTCAGATGAAATAATTGCAAATATTCAACAATTTTTATCTCAGCAAGAAGATAATATAAAAGAATTATATATTCAAATTATTCTTCAAGACCTACGTTGTGGTTTAAAAGAAAAAACTATTAATAGTGCCTTTGGATATGAATTTATTTATATCCATAAATTAGAGAAAGGAGAAGTAGCAGAAGAAAAACATCTTAAATGGCTTAAAAGTAAAGAATTTGGTATATATAGAAAGTTAGATGGGTATAGAAGTGAAATTGAAGTAGGTAATAATAAGGTTAAGATAATGTCCTCTGGTGGTGAAATATATAAAGAATTAGTCGATATTGAAAAAGTATTATCTGAAACTGATTTACCACATGGAGTATTTGTTTGCGAATTATTAGCAGTAGATGATAATAATACAATGTCTAGAATAGAAAGATTTAATAAAACTGGTTCTATTTTAAGAAAAGATGGAGAAAAGCATGGAATAGAAGTTAATATATTTAATTTTATTCCTGATGACGGATTTTATAAAGGTTATCATCCTATGACTTGTAGAGATAGAAAGAATCTAGCAAAAAAATTGATTGATAAGATTAATTCTCCTTTGATTAAAAATATTGATCCTTTCTATATTGGAAAAGATATTGCTCAAATTGATTATTGGTTTGAAAAAATGATGGATCAAGATGATGAGGGAATTATGGTTTTGCCTTTAGATGCAAAATATTATGGTAAAAAATCATATCAACAAATGTTAAAGGTTAAGACAGAAAAAGAAGCTGATGTGGTTATAGTTGGTTTTGAAAAAGGTGAAAAAGGTAAGGAATTTGAAAATACTTTAGGTAAAATAATTGTAGATTATAAAGGTAAACCAGCAAAAGTAATGTGTGGTTATAAAGTAAAATATAATCCAGATAAATATGATAATAGGATGGTTAGAGATTATATTTGGAATCATCAAGATGAATTGATGGGTAAAATTGTTAAGGTAAGATATACAGATGAAAATGTTAATGAAAAAGGTGAATTGGATTTAAGATTATGTAGATTGATTGAGTATAGAGATGATAAGAGTGAACCGAGTTATAATTAACAATAAATAAATTAAAAGGAGGAAATATTATGATTATTAAAGAAGAACAAAGGGATTTATTTTCAGTACCACATGGTTATTATTTTGCTCATTGTATCTCAGGAGATTTTGCATTAGGTGCAGGTATTGCAGTTAAATTTAACGAGTTATATAATATGCGTAAAAAATTAAAAGAAGTCACAGATTTTGAATATGATAATTGTGCAATTCTTATTGATAATGTATTTAATCTTGTAACAAAACGAAGATCATTTCATAAACCTACATATGATAGTTTAAATGAAGCATTAGTAGATATGATGGAACAAGTTAAAGAATTAGGTGTTGAAAGAATTGCTATGCCTTTTATCGGATGTGGACTAGATAAACTTTCTTGGAGTATTGTTAAGGAAATGATTGAAGAAGTATTTGAAGATGTTGATGTTGAAATTTTAGTTTGTTATTTATAAGAGAGGTGGATATATGCAAAATCCATTATATTTAGTTAAAGTAGAACCAGGAGAAAATAATAATAAATATTACCAAATGCTGGATAACGGCGATGGAAATTTTATTTGTAAATATGGTAGAATTGGCAATTCAGGTTATCAGACAAAAACTTATCCTATATCTAAATGGGAATCTCAATATAAAAGTAAGATAAAAAAGGGTTATATAGACCAGTCAAGATTAGTTGCGGAAACTATTGTTACTCAAAATAAGAAAAAAGAATACCTTGATATTGACAATCCATCTATAGCACAAATTGTAACAAGATTACAATCTATGGCACGACAAGCAATTAAGGATAATTATACTATTAATTCTCAGAATGTTACGCAGGTTATGATCAACGAAGCACAGTTAATTTTAAATAATCTAATTGATGCAGATGATATTGAATTATTTAATAAAATACTAGTTGATTTATTTAAAACTATCCCTAGAAAAATGGGTAAAGTTAAAGATTATTTAGCAAAAAGTGATAAAGATTTTAGTGAGATTATTCAAAGAGAACAAGATTTACTTGATGTAATGAAAGGTCAAGTTGTTCAACAATCTATAGTTAAAGATGAAAATAATGAAGATGATACATATGAAATGCCAAATCAAACAATATTAGAAGTATTAGGATTACAATTTGAAGAAATTACTCAAGATGAAAAAGAATTAATTAAGAAAAATCTTGGTGGTATTAGTGATAAATTTTATCAAGCATGGAGAGTTATTAATATTAAGACACAAAAGAAATTTAATGAGTTTATACAGAATAATAATATAAAAGAAAATAAATTATTATGGCATGGATCAAGAAACGAGAATTGGTGGAGTATTATTAATTCAGGATTAGTTTTAAGACCATCTGCTGTAATCACAGGCAAGATGTTTGGATATGGTATTTATTTTGCACCTAAAGCAAGAAAGTCATTTGGTTACACTTCTTATCATGGTTCATATTGGGCAGGAGGAAATTCTAATTCTGCATTTATGAGTTTATATGATGTAGCATATGGCAAACCTTACGATGTACATTCTTTTGATAGTCAATATCATAATTTTAACTATGAGTTATTACAAAAGTATTGTAAAGATGCTAATTGTCTACATGCTCATGCTGGAAGTATGCTTAGGAATGATGAGATTATAGTTTATAAAGAAGAACAAACTACTATTAAGTATTTAGTTGAATTGAGGTAATATGATTGGTCGGATTGTTGAGTAAGGTATAATCAAGGGTGAAATAATAAAAATAAATAATAAAATTCACCCTTGACAAATATATAAAATACTAATATAATAATGGAGGGTTGAAGGAGGAAAGACAAAAGAAGAAGGAAAGGATTAAAAAGAAAGGAAAAGTTAAAGTAAGTAATAAGACAAAAAAATTTAAAAGAAAAGGAGAAATGATTATTTTATGGTAGAAATTAAAGTCAATCCGTACAAATCAGTTGTGGTTTTAGACAGTGAAGGTGAAGAAATCACTATTTCAGAAGGAGATCAAGTACAATTCTGCCTTGATTCTGGATTAGTAAAGAAAGGGAGAATCACAAAATTACAAGGAAAGGGTGATAAATTAAAAATACAATTGTTGCCTAGTGAAAAAGAATGTGAGGAAATTTGGCCTATAGTTGTGATAAGTGATGGAAGTTTGAAGTTACAAGATGATAGTGATGAAGAAGATGAATAAGGGTTAAGATTTAGTTAAATTAGTAAATTAATAAAATAAAATAAATAAAATGGAGGAATATTATACATATGGCTAAAACTAAACATGGTTTACAAGAAACAGTTGGTGTCTATCAAATTAGAGGAATTGTTAATGGAACAGAGAAGGAAAAATTCTATGTAGAAAAGAAAACTAAAACTCAAAAAGATATGAGAATGATTAATTTTGGATTGGAAATAGAACCTAATAAAAATATCTATTTTAATCTCAATGGTATGGTTAAAGATGAAGTGTATTTTTCTACCAAAGATAACGAAGGTAAAACTGTTACTGAAAAAGTTAAATGGGACAAAAGAAAAACATTTAATAAAGAAAATTATAATCTCATAGGTCTTAGAATTGGTCTTGAAAAAGATAATGATGGTAAAAATATTCAAGAAACATTAGTTGAATTTGATGCCTGTG